TGATATACTGGAAAGTGAAGACTCTGAAGTAGAACTTATACTGGACTCTGAGGAAATACTAGACTCTGAGGAAATACTGGACTCGGATGATATACTGGACTCTGAGGAAATACTGGAAAGTGAAGACTCGGATGATATACTGGAAAGTGAAGACTCGGATGATATTGATGCGGAACTTATTGATAGTTTTGATGTTGACGATGATACACTTGAAAGCGATGATTCTGAACTATTACTACTTATCGATGAAACACTAGAAACTGAAGATTCCGAACTATCCGGGCCTGACATAGAGCTTGACGATGCCGCATCCTCCTCAAAAGCAAACTGGACAACATCACCAGCGGTTAGGCTGTCATGGATAATAACCCATCGGCCATTAGCCCATTGTACTTGGTATCCATCTCCGTGATTTGCGTAAGTATATGCCACTATTCAACCCCTCTGATCGGCGCATGGATTGGACCAGAGCCTAAGATTACTGGAATTTGGGGAGTTCCCATCGTGTCTGTGATCATAAAATCTGATATCAACACATCCGCACGATTAGTACCGTCAGCGTCATCAGCCGTAAAATACATTGTCGCATCTAATGTCGGCGCTGAGTCAACACCCGTGAGCAGGCTCGCCACTACCCCATCGACAATCAGAAACAATTTATTGCTTGCATCCCACTTAGCCTCGACGTGGTGCCAGTTCGTATCACCTGCCGCAAATGCCGTTGTTTGATTTAATACGTCTGTGTTATAAGTAAACACCACATCATTATCCGAGTCATCCCACCAGATCTTAAAAGCAGCATCAGCATAAAACAACGTACAGTCAGCGCCTAATGCGGAGTTAGGCTTAAACCAGAAAGACAAGCTACCTTCAGCCGCCGAGATATTGCCCGAAGTCGCTGCGCTCGCATTGTCCCCCGCATCTGAATTATCAAATGCTTTCGTCCCTATCGGGCCATCAGTAGAGTAGTCACCGCCATCGTTTGTTACATCAGAGCCTATCGGTGTGGCATCGGCCCCTTGCCACAGAAACGTAATATCCTCATGAGCATGATCCGTATCAATCGCCCCGTTGCCGGTGAAATATGCGCCGTAGGGTAACATACAGCCGTCTATTAGCTTTACGTCATCGAAATAAAATGCTCCATATGCAATAGCACCAAAATGTTCCCGCCCTAAAAAAAAGTAAGTCGGTGCAGCGCCCCAGCTATCTGATATAGCCCAGGTTGTGAAAACATCGCCATCAATTCGGATCTGAATAATATTATAAGTAAGGGAAAGAGAAAGTTCGAAAAAACGCCACTTTTGAAGTTCCTCATTTGAAGTAAAGGCGGCTGTATCATCATATGTATTTGTACCCAAATGAGTAGTAAACCGGTAGAAATCACTGCTGGGTCTATAATAACAAGCAATCCCATTTCCATACGCTTGCCCAATACTAAAAAATCCCTCCTCGCTAGCCGTATCATAACCAAAATTGGGCTTGGACCAAAATTGTATCGTAAAATCATCCAAACTTGTTAGAGCTGTCGTTGCAGCCGCTACTGCATCTCTCAAATCAATTAGATGGCTACCGGTTAAAAGTAAAGATGTTCCTCGTATTGCGTCAGCATTTGTTATATCTTCGGTGTCACCCGAATCACACAAATATTCTCCGTCATTATTCCCGGTAGTGTCAACAATGGTATCGTTAGCAGCATTATCATTCATCTTCCAGTGGCCGACAAGATGATCCGTAGCACTACCCACAGTCCCAGTTTCAATCGGCGGGTCTTCGATTACGTCAACGTGGCCGACCCTGTTTATATCAACAGTATACTCAATTTCATCTGAGGCCATTTCGAGGTGCCTTGCGCCGTCTGATGCGAATCCATCGGAGCTAAGATCCATTGGAATAACCATATCGGTTATCTCACTGCCGGTTGTCGGCGCTGCCATTACGAGGTCTTTATACTGGTCTCCAAGGGTCTTGCGGTATTCATGCCAGTAGTCAGTGTCAGGTGGTTCGTTACCTGCTCCTGCTGTGTGTGCTGTGTGGCAGTAGTATCGAAGACCATTAGATGATTGCTCACAGATATAACCTACTGCAATGGAGTTGCCATCGGCATCAGTATCCCAATCGTTGAAAGTACCGCCATCGTTTGCTCGGTCTTTTGAATCTACAAAAACTCCTATTGTCAAATTTTGGTCAGATAAAACTGTCCCATTTTTTAGACATATACCATAGTAACCGTCTGTGCCTGTACCCATAAACCAAGGAGCAGTCCCGCTAGCAGCATTCCAATCAATAGGCACAGTAATTATATTCATTTCAGTCGCTACAAACCCCACGTAATTATCACCTGTTAAATCAGCCCATGCGCCAGGATCGGCTTCAGTTCCTGAGTTGTCGTAGATAACATCTTCGCTTGTCAAATTTGCTGCTGTCCAACTCATTTGAAAAATAGCGCTGTCTACTAAGCTGTTGGGTAACGTAATAGAGCCGCTAACCTCCCAATCCCAATGGACAAAAAAGCGATCTTGATAAAAAACCCAATCTACTGTTAGTCCATCGGAGTCGGCAAGATCACCGCCATCGCCCCATTGGGCAAAATTCCCAACCTGTCTAATCCAAACGCAGTTTGGAGATACCACTCTTAGCGTAGTACTTGGGAGTGAATAGCTAAAGAAATAATCATCGGTTTCCTTTGCTATTACCCGAACAACACACAATACGTCATCAGAATTGTCAGTGATTCGTGCGCTATCCATAACCGTGTTATTAAGTACCATTTTGACGTAATACCCATCACAGGTCACATCAATATAAGTAGCCTGCTCATCAATTGACAGATACGGATCAATCCAAAGCCCGGCCCGATCATCGAATCTCTCGCGGGGTGTCCTGCTATCTACATCAGGGCATTGAAAACCATCTGGCTCGAACGTCCATTTATGGATTCTCCACCCTTCTTGTGGATCATCCTCACTAGTATGAGTTACGTTACCCTCATAATCTGATACATCGTAACTCAAGCCCTTTTTGTCGTTTTCAGGGTCGGCAATAGCAGAAGTTTTGACCCTTGCTTGCCAAGTCAACCGCACTGTCTCTCCAGGCACATCGACATAAAATGCCTGCTTTACGTTGCCTTGCTCGAAATTCCATATTTGCCCGAATACCACATCTTCATAAGGCCCAATGTCGTCTTTGATATAGCCGACATAATATCGTTTGATTTTTGTTAGATTGGCTTCCTCAAAGTCAAACGGCTGCTCTGCGCTCCACACACCAGGGCTTGTTTCGATCTGTGCTACAAGCTGCGCCTGCGCTACCCTAACCGGGTTGGAATCAACTTCTTTTTGCCACCAGATGTCCGTTCTCAACTTATGAATGGCAAGATACACATGTCCATCAAAAGCTTTTTTCTTAATCACCTTGATTGCATTTGGGAAATCCACCGGGATTGGGTCAAGGTCAACATGTGGCAAATCATAAACCGGATGATCAACAGGTGGATCTTCGGTGTCCGTATATGGGATATGCCCATATCGGTTCCAATTGATAGAGTCATCCCCAAATAAACTTGAACTATGATGATCCTCTACGCATCGATATTCGTAGTCATCAACGGTTCTTATATCACCGACAACATAATCCGTATCTGCTGCCCAATCTGGATGGGGTGTCATCCGTGGCTCAAAGAACAAATGAGGCGTGTGTTTTCTATCTACTTGTTTTGTATTCATAGACTTGTCTTATCTCTATGGCGTCATGTTTACGCCTGACGGTGGTGCTGCGCTCGTCTGTTTTAAAATTAATACCCTATTTATGTAGTTTCCAATGGCCATTCAATCCACAGAAACTTTTACTGAATGTACTTCATTAATAGTTACAGTAAAAGATGCCGGAGCGTCCGGAGCTGTGGAATCTATCGATAATGAAACCTCATTTGAAAAATCTGATTCGTTAAACTCCGTATCAAAGGCAGTTATTACCCAAAAGTAAGTTCCATCTTCTAGATTCTCTAATGTATAACTAACGCAATCCTTATCTGCTTTTGGAGCGCAAGTTACAGATATTGCATTTACACCCGCTTCATAAGATCCTGAAGTAGCTGATTGATATAAGTTATAACCAGCAAGATCGGATTCTGTGTTTGGGTCCCATCCGAAAGTAACTTCTGCAGATTGAGCTGATAAAGTCGCCAATAAAATTATCAATACTACCATTAATGTTTTCATTTTATTTCCCTTTTCTTAAAGAGTGGAATAAGTTTTTTACATCTTTCTGAGGATCTGGATAAACAAATATCCCCGGCCCCATTACATGTCTTCTTGCACCTCCTTTCTTATGGAGGTCTCCATACCGCGATGAAAAATCGGTATCGTCACCCCCGTATTTACCACAAAATTTAGAATTATACCCCCCTAAATGCATAAATATGTCAGTTTTAATCATGAATGTATTATGATGCATTCCAGCATTTAGTTTACGAGAATTGTATAGTTCTTCTTTTAGACCATGGTCATATAATATATGGAGTTCTTGATTTATTTTTCCATGATTGTTTAATACTCCCCAAGACCTGGGAAACATGACTTTGTCTTCATCACAATCCCGACAAAATTGAATAGCCTCTTTTGATAATATATGATCTACGTCTGTCATTAATAATCTTGGAGCATCTGCTAAAAGGGATCCCAAATTTCTGGCACATGGTTGTGACCAAGGTCTCGAGTCTCTAGTTTTAAATAGGTACACTTCGTTATCTACCATGGGAGGTAATTCTAAGGGGGGTTCGCTACCATCATCTAAAAATATATACTCGACATCTTCTATACCCATCTTGTGAAAATACAAAGCTTGACGAGCAAAAACGTCTCTACTATCCAATACAGCAATAATTACTGAAAGTTTCTTTTTCAATTCTGTCTCCAAGATTATTGTCTTTTCGTTCCCCATCTTTTTATTTCTCTTTCAACATGCTTCCAACAGTTACGTCGTCCTGGTATAACCTCGTCAAAAAATGCCCTATTTACCACATCCATTTTGATTGCAGGATTAGGCCATGATTCCTTAGGACCACATCTCTGGTCTCTAATACGACCTAAAGTCCAATGAAAATGTTCAATAGCCGAATTATAATGTCTTGTTCCCTCCGGAGGTTTTCCTGAGACATGCCCATGATTAAACTGATCATACCAGAAACCGTAGTGTGGCTTCATTGCTGGGAGAGACACCTTTGGATTGTGTTGATCTTTCTTCGATTTAATCCAATTACAATCACATTTAAAGTTTTTAATAAATTCTAGAAATCTTCCTGAACATTTTACCATTCTTCCATGCTTACCACCGTTAGCTTTTTCTTCGGCAATATCCCTAAATATGTATGTGCAATCGTGTTTCAAAAGAGCAATGTCATTCATAACATCTGCAGAAGCTAGTTTCATGTCGTCATGCATAAATAAAACATCACTCTGTTCGTCCCACATGTTCCTAAGATAAAAATCATACGCCCCCCATTCCAATCCTATATTATCAATAGACACATGTTTTATGCCATTCCTAAATTGAACAGGTTTAAATAATTCATGTGAAACTATAGTAGTATCAAACATTGTACTTATTTTCTTAAGAATAGTTAAAAAATCCCTATCATAGTACCAGCCAGTTACACATATTTTCATTGTTGCTGCCCTTTTAATTTATTAAGCGAACAATCTAGAGAGTCTCCAAAAGTGTCCTCTAATCGCTTTATGTATTTGTATTTATTCAGATTGTTAATCCAAACCCACCAATTACCACCCTGATCAGCATTTTTATAAGACATGGCGGATTTCTCTGGGTTAATTAGAAGTACATTCAGATCTTTGCCGAATACTATGTCTATTATTTTCACCATTTCTTCATAGTTTTTCGTATAATCATGACCACTTATCATGCCACCATCTCTTATTACAGGTAACCAACTCCACAAGTCAATTATCATATTAGTCCGGTCATGAACTGCATCAATATAAACTGCATCTAAACTCATAGCATTATTTCTAAAATACAAACCAGCAGAAAGGGAATTTAAACGTACTATTTTTATTATAGGATAATCATTTTGAATAGCGTACACTTTTTCAGCTATGCCATCCCACCAAGATTGACTATACTCCTCTTCTCTAGGAACTCTATCATATTCTTCAATATAAGGTTTCCATGGATCTATACAATAATAATTTTCTATTAAGCTATTTTTATTTGAGACTATTCTTTTAGTTAAAGTACCTGTGAATACCCCCACTTCTGCAACGTCTCTGTACTTTTTGTCCAAAATATGTTGTAGAAACATATGATGTTTCATTTCCAAGTGCCTTTATACTCAGAAGTGCCTTCATCACAGCCTGGGTGATCTACATGAAGAAGACTTTGATTTTTAATAACCACCATATTCAAACTTTTCTTAAATCTAGTGTACCGTTCAGAATCGTAACGAAATCTTATGTAATCTTTAATATTAGTACCGCCATTTTTAATATAGTCATCACGTGTTATTCCTATCAGACCCTTCGCACTCCTAAATGATCCTTCTGTTGGAGTTCTTTTCCTGGGAAATCCTTTCCTTACATGATAAGGGAGAAAGACAGCACACCTACCTTTATACACATTATCTAAATAAATATTAACAAAATCTCTCGGTAAATATATATCCATTCCACTGGTAAATATATATTTGCCAGAAGATTGTATAACTGATTTCTCAGAAAGATACGCTAGCCATAATTTATCACTCCCATTTTTACAACTTAACAAACCCATAGGATCAAGAGTATATTGCAATTTTCCTTTCCATTTACTTTTTATCTTTTCTAAATATTCACCAGAATCATGACTTCTTGCGTTTTTACCTTTATACCATATATCCTCGGTACCAGCGTCCACAATAGAAAGTTCTAATTCCTCTTTGTGATTGCATTTATTCATAGATGCTATTAAAACATTTATAAGTTCTTGAGATCTCTTAAATTTCCTATGCCAAGGATACATATGTGTACAAATAGAAATCATAATCCAATAAGTGTTTTATAATCCTCTTCAGGTTTAATATAACGAATGAATTTTGCTGGATTTCCGTACCAAACTTGACATGTTAAAATATCTTGAGTAACCAAAGACGCAGCTCCAATAATGCAATTCTCTTCAATTTTGACACCTGGTAATATGGTGCAATTAGAAGCTATTCTAACACCATCATAAACATGCACCCGTTTAATTTCACCCTTTTTTCTAAAAGATGAAACCAATTCATTTGAGTTTGTTATTACAGTATGTGGTCCAATAAAAATATAATCTCGTAATCTACTCTTACCTGCGATATTACTAAATTGCATTATCACAACATGTTTACCTATTTCAACATCTGACGCAACAAAAGCATTGGCACGGATATCAGAATTGTCACCAATTGTCGTTCTGGGTCTTATCGTAGCTCCATGACCTATAAAAACATTATCGCCTAATATCACATCCTCCTCTACATTTACATTATTGCCAATAACACAATTAACCCCAAACTTAACAGAAGGATCTATTGCATCTGGTAAACGAGCTAATTTGTCTAGTATTCTATACATTTAGTTGCCCCTTCTCTATTTTCAATAGAATTGAATTTATTGAATCTAAACATTCATATATCTGTTCATTTAATTCTTTATTTTCGTATATAAATGCGTTTAAAAATATAGCAACAAGCATAACGTTAAGTCTCTCCATCAACTCTAGGATACATTCTTTGTCTTCCAAATACCAAAGTTTTCTGAATTTGTTTTCGTCAGATCCTCTTTCTTTGTCACGAACGAACCTTTCATAATTAATTACCTTAAACGAGCTACTCATTTTATCCTAAAAATAATCTATTTAATTCAGTTACCCATCTTTTGGGGTCCAGATTAAGCCTTGCCCAGTCCTTGGCATGTTGTCCCATAGCCTTACGCATATCTTCTTTACGTTGTAATTTTTTAACTGCATCGACAAACATATCGTAGTCAATGCAATGTATACCAGTATTTCCATTATCAACTCTATCACGAGTTCCATCACGAGGTTCAGTTATAACTGGAATTCCTGAAGCAAGAGCTTCAGCAACACCTCTTGGATATTGGTCTCGCCATTTGTTGGATGTTCTATAAAGATACAAATGTCCTCGAGATAAGAATTGTCTAACATCCATAGAATCCCACTTATGAAACACCATTCTTGGGTTATTGGGATACGCATTTACCAATTCTGGGTGGGCTTCCATGAATTCAAAACGGACATTTTTAGTATCTTTCATCAAACGATTATAAAATACTATATCCTTTTCTTTAAAGACATGCTTTTGCCAAATATGTATGCGTTCTCCAGTATTTTCTGATTGCTCAGTTATATATTTTCTCCAATCAGGAGTGCAGTGTTTGAGTACCACTAATTCATCTCTATTACTACCCCTTGATGCTGGTAAAATTTCAAGAAATCTGTCCAGATCTATGGCTCCGAACATCGAAAGTAACTCCGTATTTTCAAAACCTATCATATCTCGATAAAACTCATTTTTCTTCTCGTCATTCTGAAAAATTACCGCTTTTAATTTTCCTGATTCATTAGCCCATTTACATTTAGGAAGTGTTCCATTTGCAAAATTAATTCCCACAACAATTTTAGAGCTTTTAGCTACAATCTCTTCTCCACATTCAACAAAATCCCATATTTGGTCATTGGCATAAAAAAGTAACGGAAGTCCGGGTTTCATCTTATCTACCATACCATCTGCAGAAAGTGTTTTCTTTTCATAATCCCAGAAAACGTCCCTACGTAGTCCATTACCTTGCCAATTAGAGTGTACATTTCCCCAAGGATAAAAATTGACTTTCCAACCATCGTCCTCAAGTAATTTGTATATTTTTAAAGCAGATTGTTCTCCGCCACCTTTGGATTGTAAAGAAGCTAAAATATTTATTTCTTTTTCGCCAGTATCCACAACCTCATATTGTTTTATTGGCGATTTTGCTTCGATTATTCCCTTTTTAAGAGGTTCGTAAATATCACCGCTATAATAAGTTCCTATGGCTCTTATAACATCTTCAGATACTATTGAATCCATGCATGAAGGAATAGTTCTACCACCGCTTTTAACAGTACTATGGCACATTCGATTATTTTTATCCGGATCTTTAAGTATTGGAGTGACTCTTGATTGCCAACACCCGCCATTATCACAACAGAAGAATGCTCCGTTTGTATGAAGTACCTGATGATTTGTATAGCAAGTAAAGGTGGTTGGTTCACGACCTCCATAAATAGCTACGCAAGGTTTACGTGACCTATTTTGACCTTTAATTAATTTAGGTGGGATACCTGCTGCCAGATGCATTAAAAAACTAACTCCAGATATACACCCATCTGAATTATATACAAGTGAGAAAATACTTCTAAAATCATCATTAAATTTATCCGTTAAATCTATAACATTCTCCAACTTCTCTACCAGATGATCGCTCCGCCCTATAGTAACAAATTTAATCTGCCCCTCATAATAATCAATGACCTTTTGTAATCTTCTCCAATCCCATATTTTAGTAGTACAATCCCTCTTACCTCCAGGAGCTACTACCCAGTATTTTTCATACCCATAAACATCCCGAATAATGTTAACTTGTTTCTCTTTATCAGTCATATGTATGTCTGGACGTTGACGTGCAAATTCTTGACATAAGTTTCGGTATTTTTGTACTAATGGATGTTTGATATCCGGATCACCAACTGCCCCATTTCCGAATGCTGCACAGAACTCGCCTAATGATAGAGGTAAGGGTTCGTGCAAATCAGCCATCGCTACCATATCCAGTAAGAACGCTTGGGTAAAGTGTGTATTAGCATTATTAGCATTATTTATAATAGGATACCCAACCTTATAAAATTCTACACCCTCATCGCCTTTTTTTAATGATCTAGTAAGGTATGGATTATTATCCCATAAAAATCCAAAATTACTATCCGCATTCACTTCAATATCAGGAAATAAAAGTTTAAAATCCCGGATGCCCGAAGTGAACATTAAAGCATCTCCAACCGCCCTGCTATGTTTAAATATTATTTTACGACTTGTCAATGTTACCAACTCCTAATTTTGCTTGCTCTAAAGCTTTTTGAACAAGTAGATTTTTCTCCGCTGAACTTTGCGAAGTAGCAAAATGGTAACCCAGAACCATTAAAGTTCCTGCGTTCCAGGTACCCACTACAAGTCCTAACATACCAATGATTTGCTTGCCAAGATCCCCTTCCGGAATTCCAGCATGTTTTCCGAAAAACAGCACCGCAAAAAAGGCACCAGTTACGAAGATAAAACCAATAATCATTACAAAAGCCAGTACAGTTCTTGCTTTAGGGAGATTCATAATTTCTACTCCTTAAAAATTCATCATATTCTTTATCAGTTAATGGTCTCCAATCAATTACTACACCAGCTCTATTACATTCCAAGCAAACCATTTGTTTTGACCGTCCAAACATCGGGTCAAATTCCTCAACCAATTCAGAATCACAAATGGGGCATTTAGTCTTCATCGAAGCGCTACCTTCCTTCCTGAAGAATACCCCATTTCAAAGAATTTCAAGATTTCTCGAGGAACCGTTTGAATTACAATCATAATACCCGATGTCTCATCAAATTGGGCACCGTACAGAGATAGGAGCATAGCCAAATCCCCTATTAAATCATAAGGATCATCGATAGGCTCTCCAAGTATTTGAACCACCTCATTATAAAAACCAAGAGTTGTTTGTACGTCTGCCTCAGAATTATTGCCTATCGAATTCATGTAATTTATCCACGCATTTGATAAAGGCTCATCGAGATGAGGTACACGTTTATTAATTGTTATTGCAAACGTTTTTCCACTTGCATAAGCTAACAATTGGGTTTTCGAATCATCCTTTATCTCAAAACCACCAGCACATCCAATCAAATAACACGCTACCATAAGTAATAAAATAAATCTTTTCATGTCGCCCCTTCCTTTCCCTTCTTTTCTACATGTTGTTTCAAAAACTCATACGCATCAAACAGAGAAATATAATTAGAGATAAACTGACCAGCCAGACATATAGAAGGGCACTTTTCTGACCATTCTTTAAATTGAAGAACATCCGTCATTATTCTAAGCTCTGTTTTCTCATCTAGAGGCCAATCCTCTATATCATTTATCTTTTTCAAAATCCTCCCCTAATTCATCGCCTCTCCGTCTTCTAGGTATATTTTTATCTCTGAAAAATTCTATATAAATTATTTTCCCTTGAATATACCCAATCATTATTTCAGCGACTATACGGCCGAGTATTCTAGTATCCCACCAAAATGAATACATATAAGGCTGTAATTCAATGGCTCTCTCAACTCTATTCATTCTTGAATTTAAACCCACTAACATAGCCCAAGCTTGAAAAAGGAAAAATAACATTACAGCCAAATACATAGGTGAGGTTATTTTATGTTTCCATTTCCATTTATATAAAGACCACCATAAAAATAATATAAATATAAATAGACATATACCTATCTCAAATGCATACAGCGCTATAGTAAAATCAATCATCTAGATTACACTCCTTGTCGCCCTCATTTTGCTCTCTACAATAATTTTTAAACCAATCCTGCTCTCCATTAAAAAATAACATTTCCGATTGGATAACACTTTTCTGAGCATCTTTTCTGTGACAACGAGCTTCATCAATCTGATCTCTACCTAAAAACGATCTGATCCATTTAGTTATTCTTTTCACGATTAACAACCCCAGACATTGCTGCTTGGCATAATAACATGACATTCTTGGATATTGAAGATAAAGTTTGAGTATTTTCATTTATTTCCTTTCCAAGTTCTCTATTTTGCCTAATCAACAACCCTATTATTGCAAATTGAGCTAGAATAATCGTAAAAAATAGTATAGCCATTTCTGACGTTAAGCTGCTCCCTACTTTTACAACATCCTCAACCATTTTTAACCATTCCCTACCCCCTACTATTTAGATAATTTCCAGATACATCGTGGAGATCTATCTTCCGTCATACCTAAATAATCATAATCTACTCCCAAAGAAATAATACCCGTATCAATTTCCTTTGCATGTTTTGATTCTAAACCTCCGGGGGAGTTGTGACTTTCTAAGTAACAGGTTTTCCAATTCACTTCCTTCAATATATTCCACAAAGCACCTTTTATATGTTTCACCACTGACAAAGCAAGTAATATATCAACCCCATCTTTATAATAAGATTTTATATATGCTATGAACGCTTTTTCATCTGTAAGATCATGTTGCATGAAATTAATAGGAATTCCGTTATATTTAGCTAAACGACGAGCTACATTTATATAATCTTGTTCAAAATCAACCCCAGTTATATTTCTACAGCCACGTTTATAAAGTTCAAAACAAAATGCCCCTAAGTTACATCCCATATCCACTACAGACTTGAGATTATATACACTTTTCATTTTCATTTGTTTCATTCTATAACTCGTGTCTCTTGATCCAGACATTTGTTCATTACTTAGTGAATAGGTCTGGTAATTCTCTTTTCTCCTCTTATGAGGAAATTGAGTCAATTCAGATATGTCTTTCTCGAGTTCTTCTCCGTTCTCCCTCACTTTTAAAAGTTTCCACATTTCTTTAAGGTCTTCATAAGAAATCTTTATTGATATCATATCCCATATGGTCCTCCTTATGTCTATCAGATAACCATTTATAACATTACCTTTCTTTTCAAGATCACCAAACGCAGCTGTGGTGGGGGGCGTTTGTAAAATGGGGAGAATATGCGTTCTAAATTTCGACATACTAAAACTTCCACCAGGCAATCTATTAGCATCTTTAATGAAATATCCGTATTTACCTTTACAATCATAAGAAGGTACTCCATAGGGCATGTCTGAGATAAAACCTTTAATATGAAATAAACCATCCACTTCGGGCGCCATATCGAGTTCGGCCATTTTGGAAAATAATAAGTATTCACTAACGATGCTTTGAGCGGATGCGTGATCGAAACCTTTGGATTGTTCATTAAATTTTCCAAATAATATTTCAATATGATTACGACCTAAATCCCAATCCTTATACGCTTCAATTTTACCATTATGAGTCCATACAATTTTAGCTTGTAGACCCGGTATCCATATACAATGTTTACCAATGATAACAGAAAATTTATCTCCATCAAGATCTAGTACGTCAGATGAGAGTGTGCCTAGATTATATATTTTCTTTAAAAACAGGTTTCTTTTCATATATTTTCACTACCTTTTCTAATCTATTTATATACCCATGATGTTTCTGACAATAATTAAATCCCTCAATTCTTATTATACTAGCTTCAAAGTCGCCCTTTTCAGTTTTAGTATAATACTCATACTTCTCTACAAAATCTTCCATATCAGTGAATTCTACATAATGAACTTTTGGTGTAAAAACTTTGCGCATGTTTTCTGATTCATTATGAAAATATAACGCACCAGCACCTATATATTGATAAGGACGTACATCCAAATAACCCGGAACATTATCAGCCATTTGAAATCCCAATATACTTTTAGCTGAGGAGGATATTTGAGAGGTAAAAAATCTAGAGTTTCCTAATTCCTCATCTGGATATACTTTAATCTCTATATTCAGATCCTTTATAAACTTGGATCTTTCTCCATGATAATGATCGGTTTCTGCCCCTAATCCTCCAGTAAATACCAAATCATGGTTGAATCTCTCTTCTTTATCTGCTATTTCAAGTTGATGAAGACAAGCATATGGCCAGTTGAAACAAGGAATTTTCCATTTACTCTGAAAATGATCTATAAGATTGTTATTTACTAATCCTGCATCTACAATATCGTTAATAGGATATGGAAATCTAGGATCCACTCTACCATCACCCATATGATAAAATATATACGTTCCATAACGTTCTTTAAACTTCTTAAGAAGATTAAAGATCTCCTCACGACCAAAATCTGATCCTCTAAAATGCTTATTAAAGATGCAATGGCAGAGGATTATGTCGGGTTTCATAAAATCCACTTGTCGTTCAATCAATGATAAAGTAGTGTCCATCAATCTAACAGGTCGAAAGATGTGCCCAGTTAGTAAAGAACCCTCCATAATCCCGTAAAGGAAATAGGAGTAGTAATCCGCGTAGTCGCCCAAACCAACTATTCGTAATTGTTTCATTTACCATAATCCTTTATTTCTTTGGTATGATATCTTTTCCAAGTCTTGGGAGGTTCAGGAACAGGTTTGGGAGCCCGTTTCTTCATTTCCTTTAAGACATCCAAAGCGCTACCTTTGATACCATATTTACTGAATGCGATTGCCTTAACTTCTGTCAAGATACGATTTTTTGCCATTGGTAAAGTGGGACGTTTAGTAAATATCTTGTTAGTTGCTTCTCCTTTTATGTAAGCTTTGATCAGAGCATTGGCTCGTTGTCTGGCCATGATATCCATAGCAGTCTTCATTTCAAGTTCATTCTTGAAGTAACGTACATACTTAGATCCGATGGCATGTACTCGCTTTCGAACTCTTTGAACGACTGTTTTGACAACTTTTTTAGGCATTACACGTACTCCTAAAAGATCTTCAATCCTTTGGCTTTTAAAAGTTTTTTAACGCTTTCTGGAGTTTCTGCATCCATCTTCATCATACCTTCTTTAAATTCCTTACCCATCGCCTTCTGTTTTTTCATGATTTTGATATAGTTATTGGCAACTTTTTCAACAGCCTTAGTGTTCTTGAAATATCTCTCGTATTTTGATCCCAATGGATGAAATCTTTTGCGCGTCCTTTTCACAACAGCCTTGATTATTTGTTTTGCAATTTCTTTTCACTCATAATTTCCTCCTAAAGATATCCTAAAAAACCTAAAGCATAACTAGAATTAGTAATGAATTCTTTGCGAGTTACTTCTTTTACTTCGTCAATATCTCCATATTTAAATCTTTGAAAATACACCCTATCTGTAAACGAAACGGTCTTATCAACTATCTCCAAAAACTCTACTGGAAAGTAGTGCCAATCTTTATCAATTTCAAGTTTATTTGGAGTACTTATAAAAATAGCTTCTCTAGCTAATCTGAATAATTCTTCGATGAATTTGCCTGGGTCATAGCAGACATGTTCTATTACATCAAATGCAGTGACTATATCCCACATACCTACTAAATTTCCTGGGGCACATATTATATCTACCTGATTCATAAAAGCTCTATTTACATCATGAGTTATAACATGATTACCGTTAATTCCTAAACGTTCTTTAGCATTGCCTCTACCAGATCCAATATCTAGGATGTCTTTATTTTCTAAATATTGGCCAAGATACAAGTGCCAAGGTATTTGTAAGTCTACAGGGCCGAAATGTTCGTAATTCACTGTTTTATTGCCTCTAGTCCAATAGTTGGGTATTCATGTTCAACTATTTCTTTAAAAGTTATTCCCCATTTATTACCATTGTACAAAAGTAAATCTGTAAGCGATCCTTCAGTAAAGCATATTTTATGTATTGAATACTTATCCTTATGATTACAGTAAATGAGTCTATTTAAGAATTCAATATTTATATCCAGAGCTTGCCATTTCTTAACAGACGCCGGAATGTCAGGAACATCAAGTAATAAACGACCACCTAATTGTAAAACTCTGTAACATTCTGATATAATAAATTTACATTCATGAGGAAGAAAATGCTCCAGAGATTGAATCATTACTATCTCACTTATAGTATTTTCTTTCCATGGCCAAGGTACCAATATATCAACTCTTTCATCTATTACAAAATGTCCTCTTTTTGACAACGGTTCTGATTTTAATGGGTTTCTGTAATAATTGTCTATTGATGTTGGTATTTCTAACAGCCCTACTTCACTAGAGTTATTTTTAAAATAGCCTTGAATATCTACATTTATATAATCTTTAAGATAAACTGTTCCACAACAAAGATGGAGTTTCATGCAGATTCCTTTAAATTGCGGTTATCCCATACAACTTTCGTAGCATCAGATTCCTCCATACTATTTTTAATCCAAAACCTGCAGCAACTCAATCCTGGGTTATCGTCTATTTTCTTATTTATTTCATGATCTTCAAAATTAACTAGGACCTTTTCTACATCTTTAAAAGTTAATTCTTCACCCCAATCATGAACTCCAAGTAAATCACCAGGTTTTAAATACCCAGAATATGTTAATATTTCTGATTTCCTAAACCCATTATCGCAAAATAAAAACTTTTTAACTGGTAATGATAAAATTAATGGTAGTATTGGTTCATTCTTAAAAAGATTACCTGTTATAAGAATACTAATCTTTTTCTTAAGTAATTCGGATCTGTTTTCCTCCGATATTAGCCAATACTTTTCTACACCTATTACATATGTTTCAGGTAACCATTCTAAAAAATATTGTGTTAATCCCCCCTTATTCATTCCAAACTCAATTATAAGTTGAGGATTTGTTTCCGTCAATAAATCTTTAAAATATGGAATAAATGACCCTTCTATTAGACATTCAATTCCATTCTTTATATGATCTTTTCTCATATTTTGGGGTTCCTATTTGAATATCCATCACCAACGTGTTTGCAAAAGGCCTTTTCATCAAACTTACCAAAATAGTAAGTCCCCATATTCTCAATAACCCAATCAGCAGTTTTGTCTCCACAATCTTTTTGTAGTTTCTTATTTATGTGCCAATGGGAATTATTCCCTTCATATACCTCCCATCTCGGTATGATCCAATCAAGATTCCATATAGCTGGAGTATACCGCCAATGAGGAGAAGTAACTAATTTAAATCCGTCCTTGGTAATTATCTCTTTTTTAAAGAAATCACTACAATTGACCATAGTATCTCTTCTGTTAAAAGCTATTTGGTTAACATCAGGCGAACTCTCCATAATAGATACAGAGTCGTCTAAAGGAATGTCTCTTAAAGCTATAAAATCATCTTCCCAATGAACAAAGTACTTTGTTTTAGTTTCTGTTAATACATTATTTATAGATATGCCCTCCCCTTTTGGATTTCTCTGCTCCATTATTTCAAATTCAGGGTAATTAGAAGAAATAAACTTCAAATTCTCTCTTGATAAATCTGAGTCTATCCACACTTCGTGAAATATCCACCTAAGAGGTCCTTGATATTTCATAGAACTAACTATAGTTGGTAAAGTTTGCTCTAATAAAAATGGACGCGATCCCGAATCTATCATTATAGTTATTTCTTTCATTTACTACCTTAATCTCATAGAATTGTTATGGCCGATATGTTTTACATAGGCTCTGTTTCCTCTAGGACCAAAGAAATACGTTCCTGTATTCTCTATAACCCATTGAGCATTTGGTGGCATTTTCCTATTGCCTTTCATAGCATCATTTATTTCCCAGACATAATTCAAACTGTTAATCGGCTCGTGCAAATATCGTTCAATAAAACTCATTCTCCAAATTGCTGGTATAAAAGTAAAGTGAGGGTCTGTAGTTAACGTAACTCCACTTTTTATAACTTCCTCTTTCTCCCACTTATATTTCTTAAAAAATGTTTTACGTTTATTGAAACAGATCTGGTTTACGTCTTCATTCTCCTCCATAATTTTAATACAGAGGTCTAGGTCTATTGATCTTGACGCCACCCAATCGTCTTGCCAATGAAGCATATATTTAGATGAAACATTAGCCAAACACTTATTTAATGAGCATCCAATACTCACAGGAGGATCGTCGTAAATTATTACATCGAAATAATTTGAATTGGTGGCCCAGTTCATAATCTTCTTTGATTCATCTTTGTTTACAAAATCTTCGTGTAAAATTTGTCTCAAGTGCCCATTGAATTTAAGAAATCCACCTCTTATTATATCTTCAGTACTTGCAACTAACTGATCAAGACGAGAGGAAGATGTTCTACATACATCTAGTATCATACGGCTACCTTTCTAAATAAGTTTCGGTAATTCTCTACTTGATGTTCCCAAGTCCATTCTTTCTCCACTGTAAGACGTGCCATTTTGCCCATTCGTTCACACACATCTCTGTTTTCTTTAAGATAATTTAGAGCTTCAATATAAGAATCTATCTCTCGTTCAACAATAAATCCATTATCAGTACATTGAAATTCAGGCACGTTCCCTATGGCATTCGAAATAAACGTGCGACCAACAGCAGCCCCTTCAAGAAGTTGATTAGGTGTCCCATCCATATCAGAAGCGATGATAATAACATCGACCCCTTCATAGAATTCGTGCATATCCTCTAATTTAATAGTGGATGACCTTCTGGCCTTGTTTATATTCATCTTAAGGACAACTCCAGCTTTTTCACATGCTGGTATAATAAAATCCCTCAGCCCTTTTCTCTTTATATCCTTTCCAACAAACCCAGCAACCAGATGGTCTCTTTTTTCAAGAGGTTCATACTTAAAAAGTTCTATATCGACCCCATTTGGAGTATAAAAAGTGTTGGGATTATAACTTTTAACTTCATCATACAACATCTTTGAATTGGCATGTACACCCGCAGCATTCTTTAAAATCTCACCATGGCCATTAAAATTCTGATATACATGAGCGGTTACTCCAGTAATGAGAGCATTATATGTAACAGTACCCATATAACGTTTATTGCATTCGAAAGTAAAGAGATTCTCTATCTGACCTAAATTGGTGGGTGGACCGTATATAACTTCAAAATCAAACTCATCAGATAAATAGCGAACAATTTGGCGGGTTTTATAGTCCCATGCCCAACCAACGACATCGACGATGATCGTAATTTTCGGCTTTTTTCTAACACCGCGTTTAGACCACTTATCCATAAATAATAGATGACTTCGATCCCAGGCTCTTTTTGAATCAAAAGTTGTTTGGGCCGATATTGTTCGGTGTGCCAGATGCTCTATTCTGTGATCTTCGACATAATTAATACTATACCCTTTCTCCTTAGCATAGAAACAAATATCAGGGTCTTCAAACCAAGCAGGTGCGTATTGTTCATCAAAATACCCGAGATCTTCCCAAATATCTCTCTTCGTAAGCATTCCCCCGGCACCTACATAAGCGAGTGGTCCTTTGTTCTCATTTATATCGAAAGCATATCCGGCATCATCCATCGACCACGCCTCGACCCCTACAATATCTTCGTCCATGTTCATAAGCCTATGGATAGAAGAAAGTGATACATATTGATCATTATCTAATGTCAACACATGACGGCCTCGGGCTGCTTGCAGAGCTTGGTTTCTGGCAAGGATGCAGCCTTTATTCTCATCATTAGTTATGAAAGTACGAACATCGACATTGGGTAGAATTTCGCTACCATTATCCACCAGAATCACTTCATCGTTATACTTCTTGAACTTGTTAATAAGACCTATACAACGCTCAGTTATTTCATTCTGGTTATATGAAACAACACAATACGATATGTTGGGTATGCTCAGAATCTCCTTGGCTTTTTCCATAACATCCACAACTGATATAGAGCTAGAACAATAAGGATTTGGGGTTTTTTCATATAATTGATCTGAACAGGAAATCTCATACCAACAGGGTTTTCCAACCGGACATTCTTTAAAGTCACTCATTATATACCAAGCATTGTCATAATTCTTGGTTCTAATTGCACCATCTATATGAGTAAATATCCACAAAGTTGGGATTCTTAAAGCTGAGGAGATATGTGCTATACCCGTATCTGGAGAAATAACTAAATCACATTCATTAACAAGAGCAGCAACTTCTCTAATTGGTCTATCAAAAATCCCCCTTACTCTTGGATGTTCTTTCCAATCCTTTGGTTTACTGATTCTGATCTCTAAAATCGTAGAATCTGGATATTTCTTTAATAATTCATTTCTTAGTTGAGGGAATTTATGCCACTTGCGAACTTTAGCGTTGGCGTCAATTACCAATCCTATTTTTAAACCAGTTCCTTCAAGTTCATGTTTAGCTAAAGCTATTTCTGACTCAGATAGGTATAATTTGGGTCTTATATTTTTATTGTACCCTAAACCACAGGCATCTCTAAAAATCTCAACTCTATTTTTGTCCACATCGGGTTGGTGACTAATTTCGTATTTTATACAATCTTTAGTCATATCAACTATGAGATCCCACGGCTCTTTTGTTAATTGAATATTGAATTCACGAGCTTTGCAATACGGGTTATTTTCTACTAATGGCAGGAATTTTCCTGGACAAGCATATGTTATGTCGTAGTTGACATAGTTTTCGTGCGACGCTTGTAGAATTGGGAAAGTCATGATTATATCACCAAGTCCACCTAGCGATCTGTATATCAAAACCTTAACATCCCTATCCAAATTCCCTACTTCATTAAATCTGAGCTTATCATAATTTATAATTTTAAATATGTAAATACCTTCATCTACTCTATAAGCTTGTTTTACTACAAAAGGTATTCTTGAAAGCTTTTTAGCTACAGATCTTCTAGCTGTTTTAACTAGATCTTTGTCAAAGACTATGTGTTTGTGTATTTGTTCAAAGGGTCTCAGATCAAAATTGCAGATAACCTCAAAGCTATTCTTATAAGTTTTTAGTTTTTTAAATAAAGAAATAGTGGGAACAGGTTTCCACTCAGTGGTAAACGTATATTCATTCCTTTGATGGTGGATTTTCTTAGTTCTGAAAAGATGTCTTGCTAACAATTATTTGGCCCAGCCTTTCGCATCCCAAACTTGATGTCTTATTTTTACCAATGCATCTTGTGCATCGTAATGTAACGGTACTCCATATCGTCTTTTGGCAATTTGCCTAACTTTAGACGCTACTTCTTCCCCGAACTTATCACTGAAATCATAATGAATGGGCATTTTCTCTTTTCCAGCATATTTTCTAACTAGGGAATTTGCCTGATTAGAAGTGATTCTATCTACTATCATCTTTTTTTCAGAATTGCTTTTAAAGTAGCGTGTATATTCGGAACCTAATGCATAAACTCTTTTACGGACTCTTTTGACGGTTGTTTTAAATATCTGCTTTGCTGGCATAATTCCCCCCCCTAAGTTGGGTAGGTGGTCCCCAGAATGGGCAACTGGTTCTAAGGGCCACCCTAAGCGCAGCCGGTAGCTAACTGCGCAATTAAGATTCCTCGGACATATATTTTCGAAATTCAGCCATACACTTCTTCAAAATCTTAGCCACTTGATCCGGATTTAAATCACGAAAGTCCCCCAAGAGGAAGTTAAATTGGTTTTCAAATGAAACTTCTCTCGGAACGTCTCCAGAAGTCAATTCATCTGCTGATTGCTTAACAGACATGAACATATTGTCTAATTCCATATCTTCGATGAAATTACACATCAGCAAATTTAATTGATCACGGAATGCCTCCCCTACGGAGATCTCTTCCTTGTCTATTTTAAATAATTTCGGATATTGGGAAACTAATGTTTCTGCTACTTGTCGGGGAATCTGTTCATCTATCCGCAATCTCATTCCTGCGGAATACGGCATACGTCTCCACGGACTTAATGGATGAAGTTTTCTGACATTCATAGTCCCTGAAGATTTAGAACCTACATATTTTAAAAACTCTACATAATTTTGAAAGGGCATTTATTACCTCCTGGTCAGAGGGGTTTCATACCCCTCTATTCACCAGGCTATTTTTTAAGAGTCAGAACCATCAGGGTTGGAGCAGGCTGTGATGACATGTACCAGAGCTTTGGAGCTCAAAATTAGGTCATGCCAAGCCGCTCGAACACCGATGCCAAGTTCGAAGTCATAATCTTCAACTTGTTCTGTCCAAACAACTTCCTCATTCATGCCACGGCAAAGGGCCTCTTGTCCCATGATTACTGCCCTGGAAGTATACATTGCAGGGGAATCTGCGTTTTGTTCACGCACTGCTTGGGTAGTAGAATGAACGATGACGCCATCAACTTCACCCAGGGCACCAGTAAAGAGAGGATTATCTCTACCACGAGAATACGCCTCTTGCATATTGTCAATCCATTCAGAATCATTCTTCAAGCTGTACGCTTGATAAGGATGGATGAAACAGAGATAGTACCCTTCACCTGCCGGCATTCCGGAGATGCGAATTCGAGGGATGTCGTTACCTTCCAAAACTGCAGCAGCTTTACGGATTTCAGCAACACCAAAATCATCAGCAGAGTCGATCGTAAACTGACTGGTGGCGTCATTTCCATAAAGAACTGAAGGGACAGTGCTTTCAAATCCCGAAGCGGTGTTGACTCTTGCCGCTGTCCACATGGAGGTATCCATTTTCTTTGCCATCCAATATGATAATGCGGGCTGAGCTTTGGACCGGAAGTTCTGATTAATTTGCTTTTCAGCGATCACATCATCGGAAACGGCATGACGATACCATACAGGAGTGCAAGTCACCCTGCGAATCGTTAATTTCTCTTCGTACCCTCTCAATTTTTGGGTACCTGAACGGCCAGATCCAGTGAGATGTGCCAATTGGCTAATGTAAATAGCCTGACCGGGTTGCGTGATGAGATCACGTTTTACGATAACCGGCATTCCGGAGCCTTCAGGACCGGAGAACCGATTCCAATACATGCGGGTTTTGGCCTCTTCATAAACCTTTTTGGCCCAAATAAACGGCCTCCAATAGTCGAGGTCAGATGCTGTGTTAGTGTTTAAATGTAATACATCAGTCATAATATGTTACCTCCAGAGTAGTGGTTTTACCCCACCTTCTCCAGAAGCTCGTCCAAACGCGTTTTCTCGGTTTCGTTCAAATGATCCTTTTTAAGAAGGGCATTGATTTCTTCCGAAAGCGGTGTTTCTGTATGTCTGTTTGGAGGACCTCCATCGGGAGTTTTTGGTGGAGTTTTGGATTTTTGAACAAATTGCTTAGCTTCCAAAATAATTTCCTCATCTCCCATGACAAACGTCCCGTCTTCGTTCTGTTGTGTCACTGATGATATAAATCCATCTCTTTCATAAGCTGATGAAAAGGTATAACCAAGCTGAGTTACCAGCCTGTCAATTGTAAATTTTCTTTCTTGGACCTGCAGTTTCTGATTTTGAGTAGCCAGTCTTTCATCGTACTTAGATACTTTAGAAGTGAGGTCCGACACCTTTTTTCGCTCCTCATCCAAATCAGCAGTCGCCTTTTCTAAAGCCGATGCGTCTTTTAATTCAGCGGCTTTTTCCTTAGATTCAAGTTCTGTGAGTCTTGAGGTGGCCTCTTCTAATTTTGTGACAGTTTCAGACAAAAGGCTCTCAGTCTTAGTCTGCGTTTCTTGGAGAGTCTTGTTAGTGATTCGACGTTTGGCATTCTCATACTTCAGAGTTTCTATGTACTTGTCTTTCTCAATCTCTGTGTATTTCGAAGTGTCTTTGTCAGCTAACGGTGTCTCATCCGGTTTTACAGGAGGAGTTTCTTTATTGTCAGTGTCTTTTTTTATTGGTTCTACCATTTTTAATAAGTCTCCTTCATTCAATTAGGAGATCCGATTTAGGGATCAACCCTTAATAAGTGAATAATTCAGTAGATTCAAATTGCCGCATAGCAACTAAAATCCGATTTCTTTCAGTAATTATCGAGTCTATTTTTTCATTCAATTGATCTAATGTGAATTCATTAGCTATACTCGATCTAGCTATTTTTCTTTCTACCACCTCGCTTTCAAGTGAAGGTTCTTCAGTCACTTCAACAGTATTATTTGAAATCTTAAAATCAATTATTCTTCTATAAACATTGATTTGTTCTTCCAATCTTTCTAAAATCTCTCTTCCTTCTACGATACTTGCTTCAGGCATTGTTTCCTCACTTTAATGCATTAACTGCATCTTTTGCCAGATTAGTGTATTCTTCTACTATCCAAGTTTTATATTCTAAATTCATGGCCGTTTTTCCACCAGTCCAGGTATATTTGGCTCCTCTTTTTATGGCATCCTTAACTCCTGAGTTTTTAGATATTTGAGCGCGGCCAAAGTTCTTAACATATTTCTTAATTTGAGATTTTGTCATCTTGGCGAGTTTCTTTTCTACAGCGAGAGATACTCCTTTAAGCAATCCTTTTGTTAATTGTCTAGCAAGGGCAGGGCCCCCATATATAGCGGATGCTGTAAAAGCAGTGTCAATTAATGCTCCAGCACGATCAAACATAAAAGGATTTTCCCACATGTGTGGAAATCGTCCATGCTCTTCTTTAAAACCCAATAAGAAAAAACGCTCATCCTGAGATAATTCATAGAATCCTAAACGATTCTTAGCTCCTTGCATTAAATTACCAAGTAAATTTTTATCTTTAGGTGCTCCTAAATCATACTCCCAATCCTTATACGCAGCAACAGGAACCTCATCAGTATCAGAGTTCCTTTCAATGTATAAATTCATCTCCCGTTCAGTTTTAAAGGTTCTTTTATACACCTTCCCCATAGTGTTACCATACATTCTTGTTACAACCAATTGCCACTTATAAGTATTGCTTGGTTTTTCAGGTTTACTGAACTTTTGGTTTTCTTTAGTTCTTGGCATAACAGAAACTCCTATTCAAATTCTCTGTATATAGCTTCGCGTTCGGCTCTGGTTAACGGCTCTGATGCTTTCTTGACTCCTTTTCTAACGATGCGCCCTATTTCTTTCCTACCTGCTCTTTTTAATGCATCAGTCATTTTCTCCGCTATACCTTTGTTTCGTTTTTTAGATATTGGTAGTTTCTTAGTCATATATCGGGTAATTTCTCTTTGGCAACCCCTAGCGAAAGCATCTATAGCATAGTGTTTCATCTCCTCACCAAATCCTAACCAGATACTCTCGGCCTGCTCTTTGGTTTTGCCATAGGTATTCCTCAAACTCTTCTCCATACCCTCCCTAGTTTTCCAATAACGTCGAACCATTTTTCCTTTATTAGGACCACTAAGTATAGGCACCCATCTATAGAGAGCTTTAGTTCTTTTTCCCCATCCACCCATAATTAACTCCTTCTTTTAGTCTTCCTTTTTCTACTCTTAGCAGCCCTTTTAGCTGATCTTTTTGATTCCGCAGCGTAACCGGGATGGTGGCCGTATTTCTTAACCCATCTTTTCCAAACAACAGGTGAATTGATTTTCATAGCAATTTCTTGCTTAGCAGACTTGAAGGGCATTATTTACTAACCTCCTGCACCATTCTTTCAAATTCCACACGTTGCCTGGGTGTTTCAAAATAACGATAATAAATTCTTCCTTTGTTAGGACCTGACACAGTTTGCATTTGAGCTCTTCTCAAATGAGAAGGTGCATCAAAATCATCCAGTATTTTAGTGGTCATGGGTTCATTTCCAGAGGCTGGTTGATATGCTAAAGGAATTTCTTTTCGAGGAGGTAATTCCGGTACGTAAGTTTCCCCTGCTTTAGCATACCTTTCTTTTTTTGCTAGTTCATTTCGATAATGCTGTAATCTCTGCTTCACTTCTTTTTGTTTTAATTGTTTATGGATATCTGGAGTAGCTTCAACTATATCCCAAGATCTTTTATCCAAATCCATCAAGTCGTCAAATTTTCCTTGTTTTATTTTCCCCGTTTGTTTATTTATAGCTTTATATGAAGTATAATATTCCTTAGTCCCATATTTGGGAGCCACGAAATATTGCTCATATGGATTAGGTTTAGGAGCTGGTAACATTGGTTTTGGTGCATTTTTAATATATTCTAAACGGTTTTTAAGAATATTTTCAAATTGAACTAAATCCTTGGCAGAAGCTGTTGTTTGGAATGATACAGCAGATCCGGCATCCATTAACCCCTTTTCCACAACCTCATCAACAAATTTCTTCATACGATTTTTAAAAATCTCCTCACTACCAAATAAAATCTTAGCTTCTGAATGAGACTTTCTTAATTGCTCTAGTTTCTTATATCTCTTTATTAGAGCCATTTGCTCTTGAGCATCTTTTACATAACGTACATAATCAGAGCCTATCTCGTGTGCACCAGCCCGAACTCGCTGTACAATTACTTTGAAAACAGCTTTGGCAACACTAGCTTTTTTACCTCCCGCTAGTTTGCTTCTCAGCCTCGGCTTTTCTTTTGGCATCTTCTTTCGCCTTCTTCACATCTTCAGAGTCATAATCAGAAGCGGTCATTACATTCAGATGTTTAACTTTTAAATGGGATTTGTCTTCTTCAGTCATTTTAACTACCTTTATTTTAAATCGTGTTTTTTAGCATAGTCATATATCGAGTTATACCCTTTAGCTTTTAAATTCTTCTTAAGGTTATCCATAATAGATTTCTTAACTTGTATTCCATTCTTCCCGGCCTCAAATAAATTAACCCCTTTTTCTATTGCTCTAGAGCTTATGGACATACCTAAGAGTTTCTTCAACACAGCTGCTCCAACTTGACTTTTGTTGCCAGCCAAAAATAAAGACGCCGCCCACCCTGCCGTACCTCCCGCCGTCATCAAACCCCCACCAATCATTTTCCCAGCTTCTGGGCCATAGTACCTTACGTATCCAGACATTACCTTGGCCATATCTCCCAAATCATCAAAGTATCTCGTATATTTACTACCAACAGGATTTTTCTTTCTATCACGTACTCTTTTGACCTCTATTTTAATAGCAGGTCGTGATTCCATAACTTTGGCTCTTTGAGCTTCGTCTCTAAAATAACGGGTGTATTCAGAGCCTACTTTGTTCTTTCCTGTTCGAACTCTTTTTACAGTGGCTTTTACGACCTTTTTTAAACCCATAATTACACTTCATAATCCAAAAGTTTTATGGTACGGTTATCTGGAAGTAAGGCGGTATTTGTATTTCCATATTGAGAAAGAGCGCCCAGCACTATTGACCTCACTATTTCTGCATCTATAAAATCTTCAAATTCCTTAGCTTCCTTTCTGGCCTCTTCTGGTACAGTCCAATCCGGAACTTTATTACGTTCAGCTACCTTCTTTTTCTTTTTGATATGAGCATAATATTTCAAACCTACTGCCCTAATTGGATCCGTTGCGTAGACTGGGACTCTCCCCCAATGTAACCATTGTGATTTTTGACGTGGGGCTTCAGTATATTCATTTACAAGCTTTACTCTACGTTCCTCCAATGCTATATTTATTCCCTGATTTATCCCAGTCCATTCAGGTCTTACATAAACTATAGAGCAACGACAAGTGTACCTAGGAGGAAATCCGTGTTCAGAGGCCATTTGAGATTCAGTTATAACACCAGAGAAACAAGCTTCTAGACATTCAGTTTTTGTTCTCATGTCCATTGGATTAGCATTCCAACAGTAATAATATTCCAATTCTTTAGCTCTACGCATAGCGTATGATGCTTTCTCTACCATTAATTGTGCTAATGTTTGAACAACTACCTCACCTACTAGACTAGAACCTATCTTTATAGATCCATCTTTGTTATAAAACAGTTCTTTGAATTGGCTTAGATTAAAACCTCTTGATATTCCTAAATAAAAAGTATCATAAGCAAAATCTAACCATTTCTTGAATGTAGATCCTACCCATCTCGGAACATTATTTCTCAAATTCTCTTGAATAGCTTCATTCTCATCCGTAAGGAATATTCTATCATCAGATATACCTATGCTGCTAAGGAGATGCATGATATTTTGTTCACGGTCTCTTATATTAGAAAATAACTCGTAACGCCCTTCACTTATTATTTGGAATAATCTGGGTTTTATGTAGAATTGCAACCCTTCAATTCTCTCCATTAGTAAAGATACCAAACTTATATTTTCAATGGTATTTTCTACTATGCCATCTTCTGAAAGAGATAAGCTATCAAAAACTTCATCATAAATCGAAGATACTTTTCTATCTACTCCTCTTAAGAAATATTTGAATTTGTCCTCTAATTCATCTAAAAAGCGACCTATTATAGTCTCTTGTTTCCATACGTCCTTTACTAAAACGTATCCTATATTTATCACTTCAGATGAGGGCATGTTTCTTTTTCACTTCCATTATTTTCTTATAGAGATCTTGGTCTTTAAATTTCTTAACTTCCTTGTTTTCTAAAAATTCAGCTTTACCTTCAGCTAATATAGCGTGTGCATTATATCCAAAGGCTCTAAGTTCAAAGGACATTATTCGGAGCTTGGTTGGTGATACCGACTTTTCTATCACCTGCATTATTTCTTCCTCAGGTATTAGATTGGCTTTATTTTCTACTATTTTTCGAACAAGCTTTATGGTCCTCTCCCTCCTCGATACTCTGGCCATCTCCTCATATTTTAGATTACGTTTTTTCGGCAACATGTTTTGTTCTGCTTCAAGTATTCGGTACTTTCTAACAATACGCTCTTTGTGAGCCTCGTCTTTAAAAACACGTTTATATTTTTTACCCTTATTAGGGCCGTATAAACGCGGCAACCAGGCTGTAAATTCTTGTAAAGTTTCCATAATTGCGTAGTATTACTTTTGCTCCATCATCTCTACTTCAGCATTAATCAATAGGTGAGCAGCCATTTGTTCTAATGACTTTTTCATTTGATCCTGTGTTTTAAAATATCTAATATAATACTCACCAGCATTTTTACCCCGTGTTCTAACAAAAGCAGCTTTTAAAGCTTGTTTCTTTTCTTTAGTAGCCATTATTCTGGATTCTCCTTATCAGATTGTCCTTTGCGATATGCTACCTTTTTCTGTTCATTAGGGATTTTCTTGTTTTTCTTCTGGTATGCATACACGTTCATGTCCGGATTGTTCATAAGGCCTTTAATGTTCTTATTTTCATCTTGAGGATTGGGTAGATTTTGCCCAGGTTCCCCTAATAACTCTTCAGTAACCTTTTTATTTTCTTTTATTTTAGCTTTGGCCTCTTCCTGAGTTAAATGAGGGTATTTTCTTATCATCAGATCAACTGGAGTTATTAAATTATATCTCAAATCTGACTGGTCTATTATCATTTGTTCTTGTGGAGAATATGCAGGGATAGTATTTGTAAATCCCACTTGAACTTTGATATCTTTGAAGTTAGGAGGAGATTCATTTCTATGAACTTTATCCACCACTATCGCTTTGCGTGATAAATCTTTCAAAGAGGGCCCGTAAGACATTCTACGGGACTCCCACACTTGTTCAATCGGAATCCTTTTTATTCTGAGAGCATATCCTGAAGACGGGTATTTCGCCTTTGACGCTTGAAGGACCTCTGATGGTACTTTCGAAAAGTCCTGGAGTTCATTCTTGAGATCGAGTAAGACTTTCTCAACATCTGAGATTTTTGGGCTTGGTGTGATGTAACTTGCGTCAGCGTCATCAACATTCTCCAGTTTTAAGAAACGTGTAGGGGCTATAGTAAGTTCAATATTACCATCAGACTTGACTACCAACACTGAAAATGACTGCATAATACAGATCCGAACTAATGAAGTCCATAGATTATTATACACTTCATTCACTTTGACTATATCTTCAGTAGAACTCAGTCCATAGTGAGTGTTGTCGTCTTCTTCAGGTACAAAGCGAATACCAGGGATAAACCCGTAAGGATTCTTACCAGAAGATACTTTCTTTTCTTCTCTAAGAGCTGGGCTATGTAACCAAATTTCCCATTTATTCTTATCCCAGATCTCTATACGTTTTAAAAACCGTCTATTTATGTCTGGATCTCCCGTATCATAAACATATGATATTACAACGGCTCCAATTTCTTTGGGGTTCTTCTCGTCAGGAATAAAGTTAACGAATTCACCTCGAATGTCTTCAAAATAAACACTCTTAGTTTCATTATTCCATCGAAGCATTACCAAGCATAATTTGGATAGTTCCGCTATTCTCTGAACCTTTTTAAGAAATAAAACTATTTTAAAGAAGGTTATGGGATCCGTCATTTCATCCCAAGTCTTCTGATATTTCTTATCCTTATATACTATAGAGACTGGTTTAGCAAAAACCCCATTGAGATATTCATCTATTACAGATCTGGTATAGTTGAAGACCATTTTATCTTTATCATCATAGTCTTCTTGACTTTCTCCTCGGTACTTTGCTATATATTTCTCTTGGTCTCCGTAATAGAAATCCCAACTTTTCCCTATTTTATCCAATTCCGCCTGCCTCTCCTGAGCCAGTGTCTGACTAAAACCTTGATTTACTATGTCAGTAACTATCTTGCTAAAGTTTGGCATATCAATATCCAGTTATCGTAGATTTTGTCATTGCTTCCTCGAGGCCAAATCTCAGAGCAAAGAGAGGGTAGGTTTCCTCAGTTAGTTCTAATGAGCCAGATACCACCTTCCGTCTCATTTTAAATTTGGCTCTCCTAAGAGCATTTATCATTATTGGGCATCGATCTTCTTGAACAAAAAAGCAAGGGTCTCCATTATCATCTATTTCATTGATTGTATTACGTACACCTTCAAAATACATTCGATCCAAGGTCTTTCTGCATCTTACAGATAAGCCCGCTTTACGATATTGCATGAGAGGAGAGGTTTTAGAATGATCGCCCTTTATTCTTCCAGTTGGATCGGCTCCAATTTTTATATGGCGGTTATAAGTTGCTGTTCTTCGTCTAATATCATCAACTCTAGTTTCTATCTGAGAAGAGAAATCTACATATTCGTCGAGAACATATAGTTGGAACTTATCCTCTTTCCACATTGGGAACATCCAACAAAAATAAAACGGCCCAGGACCAAACCAAAGACCACCCACTAAATCAGCATGTTCTTGATATTCGAACTTTTTAATATTTTTAGCACCAAATTCCTGTACAAATTTCACCCCGCCTTTGAGTTCCATATATTCATTTAAAGCTTGACTATGGACATGAGTACCAGCATCGGTAACATCTTTAGATCCTCCAGCAGGATGATCTACCTTTTTGGTTTCGTTGTTCTGGAGTAAATCAAAAAGCTCCTCCTTAAATGGCGTATAGTTATAACCAGATACATTTCCGTCTAAAATTGATCCGGCAAAAGATCTATACGCATCCCAATTCCTATCAACAGAGAATATCTCTGAATCAATGCCTTCTAGGTGGAATGTCTGTGTTGTTTGAGGCGCTGCGTACCAGTCTTGAGACATTTTTAAATTACGTACATCCTTCTCCTTTTTTAACCATATGAAAAAATCAGCCACTTTCTCAGGGGAAATTTTGCCTGGTTTTTTAGGGGGAAGAATTTGTAAGAAGAAATCCATATGAAGAGCGAATCTTGTATTTTTAGGATCTATATGACCTAATGCTATTCCGGTACAATCATTTACTACTGATTGATCGATGCCCCCAAAATATATCATGTTAGGATCAAATTCTACTCCCTTTTTAAACCAATACTCTATCTTGTCCAAATCCAGATATGATACCGTAATTGTTTCTTTTGTAAACGGATGTTGATCTTCGGAACCTTTGGGAAAGGCCTCGTTGTATTTAACTCTATTTGAAAAGAAACGCCCTTCTTGACCAACGGCTATGCCACATACATCTTTGAGAGAGCCAAATATATCTTTTCTAAAGGCTTGTATAAAAGTGTTAGGAACTCTTCTGAACTTGACTTGTAGTTCAGGTGGATACTCCGAAATGTCAAATTTAGCTTGTGGATTAATTTTGTATACTGTCCAAAAATTGCGAGAAGAATCTACGTCTTCCTCGGGAAGGAAGGGATCAACAAGTTCATCTCCTTCAAAAACTAGAAATGTACCCATATTTCTATAACGAGAAGGCTGTACTTCATACGCTACAGCGTTAATGATCATTACACTCGGATCATTTTTGACTTCTTTTATATGTTTTTCAACAAATGAAGTCTGGGTATCCGCTGAAGAAACAATAACACCAATCCCGTTCTCAATGCCCTCTACAGAGAAGGTTGATTTTCGACGAATACTGGATTCTCTATATATTTCAACAGCATTTCCAAATTTCATTTCAACGGAGCCTTTTGCAAAATTAGCTTCGTCAAAAATAAGAAAGAATAGGTCAGATCCTTTAAAATGTCCGAGAGAAGATCCGCCTATCATCATTAACGCAGGATCATCAAATTTAATTAGAGAGTCTACTTCAGTGTTTCGGGGAAAGTTTTTCTTAAAATAGGGGATACGATCTAACATCCTACGAATACGGCCAAGGCCGAGCATATTTGCCTGTGTTAATGAAAGAGACAAATACATAAATAATACTAATGATGTTGATGATAAATTAAACATCGAAGGTATTGGGTAATAACAGGAAAGTTCATATAGTTTTCGAATAGCAAGAAGGAGAGCAGTATGTGATTTGCCTGATCTTAATGAGCCGCCTAATATTATTTCATTAAATGGGCCTGAACAAAAGTCGACTAAGACGTCGGCCCAATAAGGGTACAACGTTTCTGCTTCAGATCCTAAGAAAAATGGAGATTTAACCCACTCCTCAATTGGAGCTATGTCTCGTATCTGTCTTGGACCTCCTAAAACACTCAAGACATTATAGATTTCATCAAAAGAGGCTGAATTTTCTGCTAATTGATTCAATCTAATCCTTTAATCTTAATCTAAATCGTATTTACCCTTGTTTGACATACGTTTCAAATAATCATCTCGGGCCGAGGCCGATGGAAATTTTCGCATGTAAGTGGATCCTTTATTAGGACCATAAGAACGGGTGACTTCCAGATAAATGGCGTCTGGGTTTCCTCGCCTCGAAGATTTGCCCGTAGCTTGCATTTTTTTCCAATCATCCATATACTTGGTCTTCTCCGCACTGGATTTAAAGTACCTTGTATACGATTGACCTTTAAAAGGGCCGCTCATCTTCTTAACAACAGCACTGATAACTTGCTTTTTTGCCATGATTTGATCCTTTCGTTAATTCGCTATACTGGTTTTTATGAATCCTTTTAATTGATCCAAATTCTCCTTCGAAAGGTTGCCCAAGAGAGCGGCCATTGCCATGACTTCCTCAGAATATGTGTCTGTACCTTTAGAGGCCATTAACATTTTCCTACACATCTCCAACACTTTCAATTGACGGGTTGAAGCGGAGTTATACATTGATAGAAGTGATTCTGAGTCAAGTCTCTCCACCTCATCTGGATTATAAATCTTCTTTTCAGCAGTTTTAATAAACTCTGAGACAGTTAGAATGTCATCAACTAACCCATTCACTATGCTTTGGACTCTTGTCATTGACATAGAATTTACTCCTTATAGTTTATATCAGGGTGCGTGCCCGAGCACTTTTTTCTTTTTGATACCTTTGTTTTTCATAGTTTTTTGCAGAGCGTCCCACGATTTGTCTTGGGCAGCTTTGGTGGGGAAATACCTTTTATATACCGATCCTACAGGATGCTTGACTTTTCTTGTCCTCTGCCACATAGCTACAAAAACTTCAGCTACCTTTAATTTTACTGGCATCATAAGCTCCTTATAATTCAAAAATAATTATTAATTATTATCCACTACTATAATTATATCATATTTTGGGGGAAAAATCAAGTGAATTCAACACCTCAAACAACAAATAGGGTGGTAAATCCTATGTGCGAGAATCTACCACCCTTGAATTGTTAAAATAAGATGTTTTACTTGGAAAATCTATCTTTAATGCGGTTTTGAGATTGTTTCTTTGGAGGAGTAAGTATAGTCTTGAGGCCTAGCAAAGTTGAGTAAAATTCAGAAGTGGATTTCTGTAAAAGTGGTTTGAAACGGGTGTAATATGATAACAAACGAATAGCCATCTTTTCATCCATAATTCCATTAAAAAGTTTCTCTTGATTTCCGAATACTTGTTTAAATATTGAAAGAATTGATCGCTCCAGATCTACTCGAAGATAGGAAATGGGAGATTTAACTAGTTCGTCTATTATAGGTATGATATCCGATCCATTTATTATAGCTTCAAATAAACGGGTAAATTGTATGTCATTAATACGAATGGTTTTGATAAAGTCTTCTGCACCTACCATTAGAGCCATTTCTAATAAAATAACAGCATCTCGAGCATGTCCATCTGCTCTCCTCACTATTACATTCATTACATTGTGAGGAATGGTTTGATTTGTTTTCTGAAGGATTGTAGCTAACACTTTAGAAATTTCAACATCAGATAAAAGATAGAAATTTAACTCCATGGATCTTGAGATGATGGTTTTAAGAACGTCCTCGGGGTTGGTAGTTAAAAGGAGAAAGAACGTTCTTTCAGGTGGATTTTCAAAAACTTTTAAAAATGATGATTCAGCTGCCTTGGAGGCTACCTGTATTTCGTCAATTACTATTACTCTGTACCCTTTTCCAATGGAGTAATACAGAGTTTCTTGTAAACGTCGAGTGTCTTGAACGTTACCCATTATAGAAGAGTCAAGTTCATGATATAATGTAGAGTCCATGCAATTGGGACATTTATAACATGGTTTTTTTATACCAGTACAATTAATGTACTTTCCAAATATCCTAGCAACTGTAGTTTTACCACAACCCCATTCACCAACTAATAATAATACTTCGGGGGCAGAGGATGGGTTTTTAAGTATAGCTTTAAAAACTTTCTTTACAACAGTGTGTCCAACTACATCTTGAAAACGTTTAGGACGATAATCTATTGCAAACATAATGCTCTAGCTCTTTCTTTTAATTTTTCACCAACCTCATCAGTCATATATTTTAGACCTCTTGATTTGGCATATTCTAAAGGACTCATATCCCAGTAACAATCCAGCATATTCTTTATGATTTTATTTCGTTCACATATAGGACATGGCTTCCCCCAATAATCAATATGCAATTTGTGGTTTTTTGAACATTTTACATCTGATGTCATATTATCTAGCCTCTGTTGTCCAAGGTTCTTGTTTTTCCAGTTTCTCAACCAGCCAATGAACCAGTACAGAGTCACAATCCACTTTGTATTTCGTACCACAAGCATGACATTCGGCCTCTGACCAGTCAGTATCCCAGTTAATCATACATCCACATTTACATCTATCGTGTCTCAAATCATCATAATCAGGCATTCTACCCTCTCTCTTTAATTCTACAAGCGGCGGCAAATTGAATAGCATCTACTGCCGGAGCCAGTATCCTATATCTGGCATAGGTCAATTTCACGTTGTTTGCCTTTATTTTAGTATCCAACAATCTTTCCCAGTCCTCTTGATTTTGCTTATCTACGATCTTAAACTCAATATATTCATTTATTTTCTTCTTTGGGTAATGATCTTCCAGTTCTTGTCCATGTACTAAAACCATATGTATTCCTTTCAAAAAGGATGGGGGTCGGGGAGGAGATTTAACCCGACCCCCATCGGTTTCAGGGGAAGTGGGAGGAGGACGTAACCACAAACCCCTGGGCTGGCTAAGCGGCTAACTTTTTAAGCACGTTCATGGTGGATATCTCGGCCGATACACGTGCTGATGGATTGCTAGCTCTACCTGCCACATATGATAAAAGTTGACAATACTCCCAAACATTATTTACTGAACGTGGATGAGCAGGATCATTTATGTCCTCACGTCCATCTAACGAATCAGCTATTTTCAAAGATTTCAGATAAATGGTCTTTGATATCATCTTACTTTCAAGATGTTCATCAAGAAGAATTCGAGTATTTTCCACTGGAATTTCACGAGTTTTCTTGTAAAGAGCTATGTAGTCTTCAGAAGCGTCTTTGGCAACTCCGTAAATTGAATCTGAAATCATAGTCAAGTATTCTTTACCTAAATCTTTAGTTGTTACATTAAACTCGTTACCAGTTTTTTCAATGTCTATCAAGCCGTTGGTGCAGATAACCCTCATTATACCAGGTCTTATTGGCATATTCTTTGATAACATAGAAGGTATTAAAACCGAATACCCACAATCCAGACCGCGCCCTTTATCGAGATCTTTATCCATTTCAGTAACCTTAAAGAAAAGATAAGATGTACCCCCCTCAATCAGAGACCCTTTGCAATCTACCAGCTCACCTTTGAATCCTCCGAGAACTGAAGTTAAAGTGACTTCAGGAGGTAAGTCCGGACCAACTCCTATAATGTCATCACCCGTTTCTGAGTTAGAAACTCTGAGGTAGTCCTCTTTTCTAACTGCAGAAGCCTCCTTTAACATTCTAGTTTGAAGGTCTTCAGTAGCTTCTTTCCAGTAAGATGCCGGGATTTTAAGTGATTTCAAAAATGATCCCAGAGCTACGGGCGTAAATTCCAGTTCTGGGTCAAGGCACATATCTACAACATCTGGCACCAACACCCTTTTGAAATTGTCAAGTTTTTTGACTTCTTCAGTAACGAGTTTCATAGATCCTCCAATATATTAAGTGAACGTTACTTTAATATACGAATTACTGAAGCGTATTATTTTCCGTCTCAGATTCAATTTGGCGGTTTATGAAATTCGTACATTCTATCTCTAAGCCTCTCATTATATTTACTATGGTTTCTTTTGAGGCGCCTAGCTTGGACATTTCTTTTGATGTCCAAATGATGTGGGAAGCTCCGGCATAGAATGCCTTTTTCATATCGGCTCGTTGAACAGGCCCGGCATCTTTAGAAATAAATGTGTCCTCAAAACGCCCCCACTCTTCTTCCATTGATGTGTTTCCAATATTTTGACTCATAATTCAAAATTAACTACCGTATGGGGTTATTAAAAAGAATAGCCCTCCGGAGAGAGCCGATGATTATTAAACTATCATTGCCAGAAGATCTTTCTCGTACATTTCACAATCGTGTGGTGATTTGTCATCACGCCATCTTACGATTCTTGGGTGGGTGAGTCTTTTCGCCCGAGCTGAGATAGCTTGTCCCTCAACCTCAACCACTCTGCTATAGTAGTTCTCATCGAGACAAGGGTGTCCATCTCCGTCTTTGACAGTGATTCTTTTTCTATCAACGAGTGGTATGTTGATAACTCGGGCAATATGATGAGTTGTGACTGAACCATCTTGTTTAATGAGGTTAAGAGATACGTGTAAGCTTCCAACAAGATTCTCAAATCCTTTCCCTTCTTTGCCAAGTTCATATCCTGTGATATACCCATCTATCGGATCTCCAAGTATTCCGGTTGTATCACGTTTAATCTTTATCCATCCGTTACGTGGTCGGGATGGACGAGGAATGTATTTACCATCAAGACGTTTTGCAACAACCCCTTCACCACCAGAAGACCATATTTGTTCAAGAAATTCAACCTTATTCTTCTGAACACATTTAGAAATTTCAAAAGGGAATCCAAGCTCCTGAAGTTCTTCAACTACTTTCCGTGCAGCCTTTCTTCTTTTTGAAAATGGTTGATCCATAAGGTTTTCATGATGGAATGCCAAACAATCGAAAACCATAAACTTGAGGCACTTGAGCTCTTTTTGTATTGCAAGTGACTCTTCCGTGTTCAAAGCCAGAAGAGCTGCTATAGCTTGAAGTTCAGTTTCAGTAGCCAAATTACCAAGTTTGGAGACAATATTCGGATTGGAGGAAACAACCTCACAATCAATGACAAATGTTCTGGTTGGGAAAACTGGCTTTTCTCCCCAATACATCTTGTGCCCATAAGAAACAGGAAGGAAGTCAGTTACAGATTCATTTCGAGAAAAGCACTCCATATAATTTCCAAAAGTGTTATGGACCGTCATTCGTAGGCCGTTGTGTTTGGTATCAAAGACCCAGTTCTTAGATTCATATATTGAAGTTATCTCAGAGTTCTTCAGATGTTTGATAAGTTTCGCGAGCATTGGGGACTCCATGTCAAGACGGAACTTGAGTCCCGGGGTCATTTCAACGTTGTTTTCTTTTATGAAATACTTTTGTAGAGCTTCGATCAGAGGTCTCTTGGATTTCCTTCGTGTCTCCCTCCAGGTCAAGCCCAACTCTTTGCATTGCATTAATAATTCGTCGTAGTTCCGCATCATAATTTTTATCTCCTCTTTCTATAAATACGAATTTGGGGTTGATTATAATTAATGGCTTCTGCATACGATGAGCGTATCTGATAGTAAACCACGTTCCAGATCTGAGTTGATCATTGGTCTCCTTAGGGGCTGCTATCATGATTTGGGACAGAACCACTATATATTTGTTTCGATCTAAGTAGGGATAGGGTGGATATATATGATCACCTTTACAAAAAGCACGTTTCTTAGCAATGTTAGGCGGATGTATTATTATATTTCCACCTCTGCCCCTAGCTATGTCATGGGCCTCCTCGTCAGAACCTATGCAATCCCCATGATGAAAGTTGAAGGATATAACATTTTGGAGAGTAGTGAGGACTCCAAGTTGCTGCTGTTTTGTCATACCCCTCTGTGAACCAGTAAAACCAATGTCTATTTTATCCAACGTACACCCCCACCAGATCCTGTATTGAATTCACTGGCTTGCCTAATTCAAACGGATGGGGTCCGAACTTAGTAAAAGGTACAATAGCCAATGGTAACTTAACTGGAGGTGTGACCATTTCCCAGATCCTTTTGTCATAGTCACAGATCTCGTCCCAAGTGCCTATTTTTGTCGTTCCAGTTTGGGTGTGTCTGATTGTGAAAAAATCCATGCATCTCCCTCCTCTGCATACTTTTTGTATGCTCCAAAATTAAACCACTTTTTCCATCTTGTAATGGAATTAATTTTCTTTCTTATTCTGAGACAGTGTATGCACATGCCTGCATTATAAAACTTGAATTCATATTTATTACCACATTTACAACGAACAATCATAATGTATCTCCTATATACGATTAAGAATATGAATTTAATTTATGGCTGATCTGAGTTTAACTTTCTCGCCTTGTCTATATCCTTGTTGATACCAGGCACCATTGATGGAGTTCCCTCTTTTCTTTCCTTTACCCATATTCAAGTTCTTGTCGACCCAATTCTTGACTATCACCTGCCGACTTACAACAAGATCTTTGGTTTGGCTCTCGCCATACAAACGATCCTCACGAGCTTTGTTCATTCTGGCGATTATATTAGCAACCGCTCCCTCGCAGAAAGACCTTTTAAATAAGAAGGAATCCTTTCTGCCCCAATAGGCTCTCGTCTTTCCCTCCTTAGCACAATTGATTCGGAACATAGTATCAATTGTACTTTTTAAGAACGTAAATGCATATTCAACTAATTGAAGATCTTCATCATGACCTACGGCTGTCAAGTTCTGCATACGAGTCAGGTTACCTTTATACATCTCAGAGGTTGTGTTGATATAAGCAAAACAATCATTGGCTTCAGCCACTCCTCTAAAGAGTATAAGAGTCCACATCTCATGACGCGTCTTCTTGTCAAAGAGGTTCTTGATTACATCCTCTTTCTCCTTGGTATCAAAACGTGACAAATTGTACCTGTCCATTAATTCTCGAGCCTTGGATGCTGCGGATGCTGCTTCCTCCTCATAAGGTGACGAAGAAAGTTTTAAAAGGGCTTTAATTTTACGTTCTACATCTTTTCTATCCATAATACCTCCTCATTAAGTTGTGATTTGGAAATCGGCCTGCCAAATCAATTGCGGATTGAAGTACACCATATACTCGTCAAAAGTGTACGCTATCTCCCTATCGAATGTTGAATTAAAATACCAAGTTGGGGTATTAATATTTGTATACGGAAATCCTCTTAACAAATCCCCCACGACATGTAACGGAGCTCTTAATAGGGTTCCGTCTTTAAGGATTTCTGCAGTTCTAATATCATCACCCCTTGACATAAGACATTCTATCCAATTTTTATCCATTACTTCCCCTCTATTTCTTCTTTTCCCTTGTCGTATATCTTTATTGCCAGATGCACAACTCCTAATAAAAGAACTAATAAGAGAGGCATTCCTATCCATAACCAATTCATATATTTTATCCTTTATATAATAATTATATCATATTAGATTCAAAAAGTCAAATCCGATTAGAGACAAATAGCCTCACTTATCGAGGAAGCTGCACATTGTTTCTTTGAGCCTGGGAAATAAGTTCTCGACAGTGATGTCCAGACGCAGATCCTTTAATAGAGTTGTAAAGCCGTGATTGTCGACCCATTGATCAACAACTAGAAACTCGTCATCCATCATTTCACGTCCATAAAGATTATTAAACTCACTGCAGTAGGTCTCCCAGACATCTTGAACGGATAAAGTTTCGGTGATTTCGTAGTGCTTACAGTACAGAAGTTCCTCACAGAAGTTCCTGAACTCGTAGATTTCTTGCATATTGAGCCTCCTCAAATTAATTTGGGAGGGCCAAAGCCCTCCCGTTAGATTTTAGACTTTTTTGAACTCAGCAAATCTCTTTGCTGCATCTCCAGAATGCGCTTTGAACG